GCTAAATCAAATAAAAGTTATTGCATATAAAGAAAAAAATGATTGGATATTAGAAACAAAATATAATATAGGAAAGAAAAAAACTCAAGATTAATGTTTTTCTATGATAATGTAAATGAACTTGGAGTAAAAAAATTGCATATAGAACCGACAAATAGATGTAATTCAAGATGTCCACATTGTCCAAGAACAAATTCTATATCAATTAAAAATTCAGGTGTAAAAGAACTAACATTAGATTTAATAAAAAAAATAAACATAAGTCGGTTGACGCATGTTTTTATGTGTGGCAACTATGGTGATCCTATTTTGTGCGATGAAATATATGATATATGTGATTATTTTAAAGATTATGATTTAAATATTGATACTAATGGTTCGATAAGAAGTTCTGATTGGTGGGGTAAATTAGGTAAATTATTTGCCAATACTAATTCAAGAGTAACTTTTGCTTTGGATGGTTTAAAAGATACAAATAGCATATACAGAATAGGCACTGATTGGGATAAAATAATAGATAATGTTAAATCATATATTTCTGCTGGTGGAAATGCAGGATGGCAATTTTTAATTTTTGATCATAATAAAGATCAAGTTGAAGAAGCAAGAGAATTATCAAAATCTTTAGGATTTAAAACATTTAAATTAAAACGAGCAATACAAAGAACAAATGATACCTCGATTAAATTTGTAAATTCTGGTTGGGCATCACTTGAAAATGTTAATAAAAAAAAGAAAGAAGTTATTTGTAGAGCATCGAAAAATAATAAAACTTATAAATTTTACATCTCTTGTGATGGTGATGTATTACCTTGTTGTCATTGGGGGGGTGCATACTTCCCTTATAAGTATAAGGAAATAGAAAATTGTGATTTTGCAAAAGTTGTAAGTGGTATGGATATTTCTTTACATTCAAACTCTTGGGAAAATATTGTAAATGCTTATCAAACCAAAAGTAAAATTATGAAAGAAGGATGGAGTAATAATGATCTGCCTACATGTGTAACACATTGTGGCACCACGAAAAGAGATAATAATATTGTTTGGTTATGAGTATTTTTTACGATGATGGTGTAGTAAAAAAATTACACATAGAATTAACTAATGCATGTAATTCTAAATGTCCATTGTGTCCGAGGACAGGAACACCCATAGTAGGTAATTCTGGGATCAAGAATTTAACTCTTGAAGATATAAAAAAAATAAATTTTCAAAATTTAGAGGTCATATCTTTTTGTGGTAATTTTGGTGATCCATTATTGTGTCCAGAAATTTATGAGATATGTGATTATATAATTGAAAAGGATGTGTTTATTGTCATAAAAACTAATGGGGGCATGCACGATAAAAAATTTTGGTATGACTTCGGTAAACTTTTAAGTAAAAGAACTATAGGTTATAATATAATAACTTTTGATATTGACGGTTTAGAAGATACTAATCACATCTACAGGGTTGGTACAGACTTCAAGAAAATAAAAGAAAATGCACAAGCCTTCATAGATGCAGGGGGGTATGCTGAGTGGCAATATTTGGTTTTTAAACATAATGAACATCAAGTTGAAGAAGCAAGAGATATGGCGATAAAAATGGGTTTTAAAAGATTTGAAATGAAAAAACCATCAGAAAGAGGTAGATATACAGGTGATGAAAAAGAAAAATATAAACATCTTACTAAGAATATTGAATTAAAATATACTAAAAAAGTTCTTGATAGAAAAGGAAATGAATACGATTTTAATAAATGGGTTCACTATAAAGAGGAGATTCCTGTGAAGTGTAAAGGGTCAACTGAAAAGGAACTTTTTATATCGTGCGAGGGTGATGTGTTTCCATGTTGTTGGTGGGCTTCGGCAAACATGGAATATAAGTATGATGTGAAAGAAACGATGGTACCATCACTGATGAATTTTAATAATAATATCAGAACAAATTCATGGGACAATATAGTAGAAAAATTTTGTTTGAAAAGAGATGAAATGAAAACTTTATTTGAAAATAGATGTATTAGAGAATGTAATAAACATTGTGGTAATAAACAAAAAGGTGAAATAGATAAAAAAATAGCATTATTTAAATATAAAGGGTGAAATCTCTAAAAGAATAGTATTGTTTTCCTCATCCTAAAATAGAAGTAAGTCTTATAATTAGTAATGTCGCCTACGGGGACATCACACTAGACGCTCAAGGAGGTCACATGGACAATTTAAGATTAGGTGTAAATGATTTATCATCACTAGTAGATCAAATCACCAGAAATAGTATTGGTTTAGATACTTATTTCGACTCACTAATTAATTCTCACTCTACAAATTATCCGCCTTATAATATTATCCAACTAAACAATCACGAATCTAAATTAGAGATTGCTTTGGCAGGATTTAAGAAAAAAGAGGTGAAAGTATACACAGAATACGGTAAATTAATCGTCGAAGGAAATAAAGAAGATAAAAAAGATAAAGATTATCAACACAGAGGACTGTCAAATAGATCATTTAAAAGATCATGGGCATTGTCTGAAGATTCTATGGTCAAAAATGTTGTATTTGAAGACGGATTATTAACTGTACAACTTAATAAAATAATTCCAGAACATCATTCACGCAAGGATTACCTCTAAATAACTAAAAAGTTATTAGATTTTGTATAGTAGAGTAAGAAAACACATTTCAGCGTCAGATCTTCGTCGATTGAATGAGGATCTGACTTTGAAGTTTAGAGATAAATTAAACTCTGTTTTTTGGGAAGGAAAGTTTTTAAAACCAGTGGTAAGAAATGCTTTGATGAGGTTTGGTAAATCTTTTGCAGAGTATGTTGATTTACCAGAAGAATCTATCATAGATATTATTTTATTAGGAGGTAATGCAGGTTATAATTACACAAAATATTCAGACTTAGATGTACATTTAGTTATAAATCCATCCTTTGTTCCTGATTGTGATCCAGAATTTATTGATGATTACTACATGGACAAAAAAACACTATGGGAACTGACTCATGATGTGAAAATTTATGGTGTAAAGGCAGAACCGTATATTGAAAGACCAAATATTGTAAGAAAAAAATCTCAAGGTGTGTATAGTTTATTAAAAAATAGATGGTTACAAGAACCAGAAAAAGCAGAGTTTGGTATTGACGAAAAAGAATTAGAAAAAAAAGTAAAAAATGCTAAAAATATACTTGATAGATTACTGCAAAGTAATAATGCTGTAGGTTTAAAAGCAGCAGTTAAAAAATTAAGAGATGCAAGAGGTGCTTCAATACAAAAATATGGTGAATATGGTATGGAAAATCTTGTTTTCAAGGAATTAAGAAACGCAGGTTACATTGACAAAGTGCGTAAGGTTGGACTAGAATTAAAATCAAAGAACCTGTCTTTATGATAAAAGTTTTATTATTAAAAAATAACCTTGTGTTGATTGCCCGTTTAACTGAGGTTGGTACGGAATTAGGTGAACCAGATTGTAAACTACATAGACCTTACGAGATGGTTGCAGATCCATATAAAAACACAATTACTTACTCTTCATGGCCTTGGTTTACCAATCAAAAAGAATTGATGGTTCACTCCGATTTTATATTAACAATTGTAGATCCAACAGAAGAACAACTAGCAAAATATAATAATTTGAATGACGGATGAAAATACTTTGGTGTTATCCAAATCAACACCTTAGAGTTACACCACCAGGTGGCATTGCAATAATAACAGCATGTCTTAAACGTGCTGGTTGGAACAATGTGGAATTATTTGATTCTACTTGGTTTCCTATTGACACTTCGTTAGAATCTTCTAGAACAGATAGGGATAAAGAAAGGTCGAAGAGAGGTATGCTCCCAGAATATACATGGGATGGCACTGGTTTTAGAATAGAAAATGTTGACATGTATGATGCATGGAGACAGAAAGTTATTGATTATAAACCTGACGTAATTATCTCATCCTTGGTAGAAGACACATATTACATTTGGAAAAAAATGATGAATGGGGTGGAGGATCTGTCTTTCATAAGCATTGTGGGTGGTGTTTTTCCTACTGCTGCTCCTCATATATTTGAAAATCAATGTGATTATATTTGTAGAGGTGAAGGAGATGAAGCGATACCTGAGATGATAGAACTAATATCAAAAGGATTATCTTGTAAAGATGTTCTTAATGTGCATCCTAATCCATTAAGATCAGTATTAGATGTAAATACTTTACCAATTACAGATCATACAATATTTCCAGAAAAATCTTTATATAGACCTTTTCAAGGGAGGATAGTAAAGGTTGCAACTATAGAAACACAAAGAGGTTGTCCGTTTAAATGTACATATTGCAATTCACCTGGCAAAAATACTTTATATAAAGAAGAAGATGCAGGTATTTTTTTTAGAAGAAGATCGATTGATCATATAAAAAAAGAAATGATTGATTTGATTGATAAACACCAAATTACTTTTGCATGGGTTATCACAGATACATTACTGACCATGCCACCAAAAGAGTTTGATGAATTTTGTGACATGTGGGGTGAATTAAACATGCCCTTCTTTGCTCAAACAAGACCAGAATTGTTTACACTTCATCAAGCGAAACGTTTAAAGGAAGTAGGGTGTCAAAAAATAAACATTGGTGTTGAACATGGTTGCCCAGAGTTCAGATCCAAGTATATTAAAAGAGTATACAAAAATGATTTACCTATAAAGGCATTTGATATTGCACATGAGGCAGGACTATCTACAACTTGCAACTTTATATTTGGATATCCTTATGAAACTATGGATGATGCTATGAAATCTGTTGAATTAGCAGCAAAACTTCACTCTGATGATTTAAACGGATTCATATTTACACCGTATCACGGAACAGAATTAAGAAAAATTGCAGTTGATGCAGGTTTTATTAGTGATGATTTAATAGTTGAGATGAGGGCAGACGATGATGGGTCATATTTAAATATGCCACCTCCATATATGAGTAAAAATGATATACAATATTTGTTTAATAATTTTTGTTCAATGGTGAGAGATTTAGAATGAAATTTTATACTAACGTACAGATGGTGGGCAATGATTTTCTTGTTCGTGGTTATGAAAATGGTGAAAGATTCACAATTAGAGAACAATTTCAACCAACGTTGTTTGTTCCTTGTAAAAAAAGAACAAAATTTAAAACATTAGAGGGAGAATATGTTCAACCAATAAAACCTGGAACTGTAAGAGATACAAGAGAGTTTATAAAAAAATATGATGGTATAGAAAACTTTAAAATATATGGGAACAGAAGATATATCTATCAATATATGTCTAATAGATATCCAGAAAAACGTATTGAATATGATATAAAAAAAATGAACCTTGTTACTATAGATATAGAGGTTCAATCAGAAAATGGTTTTCCAACAGTAGAAAAATGTGATGAAGAAATGTTATGTATATCCTTACAAAACTTTTCTACTAAACTTATAACTACTTTTGGGATAGGTTCTTTTAAAAATAATGATCCTAGTGTCACATACATTGCATGTGAGAATGAATATGATCTACTTAATCAATTTTTAGGATATTGGGAACAAGATATTCCTGATGTTGTTACAGGTTGGAACTGTCAATTGTATGATATTCCATATCTAGCAAAAAGAATCACTCGTGTACTTGGAGAAAAGGCATCAAAACGTTTATCACCATGGGGTCTAGTTACACATGAAGAGATTTACATGGTTGGTAGGTCTCATCTGATTTATGATATTGGCGGTGTTACTGTACTCGACTATCTCGACCTTTACAAAAAGTTTACCTACAAAGCTCAAGAGTCTTATAGACTCGATTACATTGGCGAAGTAGAACTTGGTAAGAAAAAATTAGATCATAGTGAGTTTGATACTTTTAAAGAATTTTATACGAGAAACTGGCAAAAATTTGTAGAGTACAACATTCAAGATGTTAAGATTGTTGATGCTTTAGAAGAAAAAATGAAACTGGTAGAACTCGCCATTACTATGGCGTTTGATGCCAAAGTAAACTTTAACGATGTCTTTTATCAAGTTCGTATGTGGGATATGATTATCTACAACGATCTTAAAGAAAAAAATATTGTTATTCCACCAAAAATAGAGGAAGCAAAAAATGAAAAATATGCTGGAGCGTATGTTAAGGAACCTATACCTGGTAGGTATGACTGGGTTGTTTCTTTCGACCTCAATAGTCTTTATCCTCATCTTATTATGCAGTACAATATATCTCCAGAAACCTTGTTAGAAGAAAAATATCCTAGTGTTAATGTAGATAAACTTCTCAATCAAGAGATTACATTTAAAAATTTGGGTGGTAAAACAGTATGTCCTAATGGAGCACAGTTTGATACTACTAAACGTGGTTTTTTACCCATAATTATGGAGAGAATATATAACGAAAGAGTCATCTTTAAAAAGAAGATGATAAAAGCGAAGAAAAACTATGAAAAAAATCCATCAGAAGAACTTGAAAAAGAAATTTCTAGGTGTAACAACATTCAGATGGCAAAAAAAATACAACTTAATAGTGCTTATGGTGCTATCGGCAATAATTTCTTCCGTTATTACAAATTAGAATGTGCTGAAGCAATTACGCTTGGCGGTCAATTCAGCATACGTTGGATTGAAAATAAAATGAATGATTATTTCAACAAAATATTAAAAACAACTGGTGAAGATTATGTTATTGCTTCTGATACTGATTCTATCTATCTCAATATGGGTTCTTTCGTTGAAAGTGTATACAAGGGGAGAGAGAAAACTACTGAAGTCGTTGTTTCGTTCCTTGATAAGGTGTGTGAGTTGGAACTTGAAAAATATATTGCTAGTTCTTACGAAACGTTGGCAAAATACGTCAACGCATATGAACAAAAAATGTTTATGAAGAGAGAAACAATTGCAGAACGTGGTATATGGACAGCAAAGAAGAGATATATTTTAAATTCATGGGACATTGAAGGAGTAAGATTTACAGAACCCAAATTAAAAATGATGGGTATTGAAGCAGTTAAATCTTCTACACCTGCACCTTGTCGTCAAATGATTAAAGAAGCATTGAAATTGATGATGAATGGCAGTGAAGATGATGTTCAAAAATTTATTGATATGTCTCGTAAAAAATTTAAAACTTTAAATCCAGAAGATATTGCATTTCCTAGAACAGCATCTAATGTGATGAAATATAAAAGTAATCTTTCAATATATTCTAAAGGAACACCTATGCATGTTAGAGGTGCTTTGCTATTCAATCATTATATTAAAAACAAAGGACTTTCTAAAAAATATAATTTGATTGCAAATGGAGAAAAAATTAAATTTGTATATTTAAAAAAACCAAATCCCATACATGAAAATGTAATTTCATTTATTAATGATTTTCCTGTAGAAATTGGATTGAATCAATATATTGATTATGATTTACAATTTGATAAATCATTTCTTGATCCATTAAAATCAATATTAGATGCTATCGGTTGGTCTGTAGAAAAAATTCCTACACTTGAATCTTTTTTTGTTTGATGCTATAATAAACTTAAAACTGTTGCATGATTTTTTTATCTTGTCCTCCCGTATATCATTTACCTGGCACATGGGGTAAGTGTGGACATGCCATTATTCCTCATGGAACATATGAAGGATTACCACCACAAGGACAACTTGCTGCTATCATTTTAATATTGCTGATAACATTTACAAGTTGGGGTGTTTACACAGCATTTTTTAATAATAAAAATTTAACAGATCCTTGGGACGATCATGATGATTAAATTCTTAATACGTTTGGCAGCAACCGTATGTTTTTTTGAATTTTATTCTTATATTTTTTAATAAAATGGATTTACCTATCAATGATCTTGAACTTAGTTCTATTATTAAATCTCTTCCATCTTCTAATTTAAGAAGAAAATTACAATTAGTACAGGAAGTTAGAGATGAATATCCTAATGGTCCTTATAAAAAAATTCTTCGTGAAGAACATGGAATGGTAATCTAATGTTTTTTGATAAAGTTAGTTTGGTTACAGGAGGATTTGATCCAATACACAGTGGACACATAAGGTATTTTGAAAGGGCAAAAGATTATTCAGATTATCTTGTGGTTGGATTAAATGGGGATCCATGGTTAAAAAGAAAAAAAGGACAATACTTTCAGTGTTGGACTGAAAGAGCAGACATTATAAGACATTTAAATATGGTTGATGCTGTTATATCATGGGATGATAGTGATGAAACTGCCTGTGGTGCCATAGCAAAATGTTTACAAATATCGGACAAAGTTATTTTTTGTAATGGTGGAGATAGAGGAGATTCTAACACTCCAGAATATGAAAAATATAAATCTGATCCCAGCGTACAATTTATTTGGGGGGTTGGTGGGCATGATAAAATGAATAGTAGTTCATGGATATTACATGGTTACTTTGAAAGACAACGAAAATTATTAGGTATCTAGTAGAATGGATTTTTTAAAAGACGTATTAAAGGAAATTAACGATGATTACTCCCAAATTGCCTCGCAAATCGACAACAAGGAACAGTACATTGACACGGGTAGTTTTATTTTTAATGCCTTGGTTAGTGGTAGTATCTTTGGTGGCGTTTCTGGAAATAAAATCACCGCCATCGCAGGAGAAACCAGCACAGGTAAAACCTACTTCTCCCTTGCAGTAGTTAAAAACTTTTTAGAAAACAATCCTGATGGTGGTGTCATGTATTTTGATACTGAATCTGCCATAAGTAAGGATTTATTAGAAAGTCGTAGTCTTGACCTTGAACGAATAGGTGTTATAAACGTTGTTACTGTAGAACAATTTCGTAATCGTGCACTGAAGGTAGTTGATAAATACTTACAACTACCTGAAAACGAACGTAAACCCTTAATGTTCGTTCTTGATTCTCTGGGAATGCTTTCTACAGAGAAAGAAATAAAAGATGTTTTAGAAGATAAGCAAATTAGAGATATGACCAAATCACAATTGGTCAAGGGTACTTTCAGAATGTTGACACTAAAACTAGGTCAAGCAAAAATTCCATTAATCGTAACCAACCATACCTATGATGTCATCGGATCGTATATACCAACAAAAGAAATGGGTGGCGGTTCTGGTCTCAAATATGCTGCATCCACTATCGTCTATCTTTCAAAAGCGAAAGAAAAAGACGGGAGTGAAGTCGTTGGAACAGTTATCAAAGCAAAGACTCATAAGTCACGTTTAAGTAAAGAAAATAAAGAAGTAAAAATACGTCTTTTCTATGACGAAAGGGGGTTAGATAAGTATTATGGTTTACTTGACTTAGCAGAACGTGCAGGTATATTTAAAAAAGTCTCCACAAGATATGAAATAGATGGTAAAAAAGTATTTGCAAAGGAAGTTTACACTAATCCTGACAAATATTTTACCGATGATATAATGAGGAAACTCGATCAAGCAGCACTAAAGGAGTTTACATATGGCGGAGAGGATTCCTCTGACGATACTAAGGAATCTGCTTCATAAAGAGGACTACAATAGAAAAGTTTTACCTTTTATTCAACCAGAATATTTTGAAGAAAAAACTGATCGTGTAGTATTTGAAGAGATTTGCAAACATATAACAAAGTATGATGCACTTCCAACAAAGGAAGTGTTATTCATAGAATCAGAAGACAGAAGTGATTTAACACAAGATGAATTTAAATTAGTTCAAGATCTTGTAAATGTTCTCGAACCATCTGATTCAAAACAAGATTGGTTGGAGGATATTACTGAAAAATTTTGTAAGGAACGTGCAATATACTTAGCGTTGATGAAGAGTATACAAATTGCTGATGGGCAGGATGAAAAAAAATCAGCAGATGCTATACCTTCAATACTTCAAGAAGCATTAGCAGTTGGTTTTGATCAACATGTTGGGCATGATTATATTGACGATTATCAAGAACGTTTTGAATATTACCATCGCAGAGAAAGTAAGATATCTTTTGATCTTGAAATGTTTAATAAAATAACTGCTGGAGGTGTTTCAAATAAAACACTTAATATTGCATTGGCAGGAACAGGTGTAGGTAAAAGTTTATTCATGTGTCATATGGGTGCTAGTGTTCTTTCTCAGGGAAAAAATGTTTTATATATCACCATGGAAATGGCAGAGGAAAAAATAGCAGAGAGAATTGATGCAAACTTATTGAATGTAAATATCAGAGAAATTGTAGATTTACCTAGATCTACATACTTCAAAAAAATTAATACATTACAAGATAAGACTAACGGTAAATTAGTAATAAAAGAATACCCCACTGCATCTGCACATGTGGGTCATTTTAAAGCATTGTTAAATGAACTAAAATTGAAAAAATCTTTTAAACCTGACATAATATTCATAGATTATTTGAACATATGTGCATCGTCACGTTATAGGTCAGCAGTAAACGTTAACTCATATTCTTACGTCAAAGCAATCGCAGAAGAACTTCGAGGACTTGCAGTTGAATTTGATGTCCCGATTGTCTCTGCTACACAAACTACTCGTAGTGGTTTTAATTCTTCAGATCCTAACCTTACTGATACAAGTGAATCTTTTGGTCTACCTGCTACTGCCGACCTCATGTTTGCTTTGGTTTCTAGTGAGGAGTTGGAAAAATTGGGGCAAATAATGGTTAAACAATTGAAGAATAGATATAATGACCCCACGTTTAAAAGAAGATTTGTAGTTGGTATAGACAGACCTAAAATGAGACTTTATGATTGCGAACAGAACGCTCAAGATGATATCGTTGACGACAAAGATGATGTGAATTATAATGACAAGGCAGATAAAATGAAGGAGAAATTTAGTGAATTCAAGTTTTGATAAGTATTCAAAGTTTGTTGATGAAGTAACAAGCAAACCGTCAAAAGAAATGGAACCATTCATATACAGGTTGCAAGAATTAAGTTATGATATTGAGATAGAAAGGTTGTTAACTGCTGCTATAGGAATTAGTGCTGAAGGTGGTGAATTTACAGAGATTGTAAAGAAGATGATCTTTCAAGGTAAACCTGCTAATGAAGATAATATTGAACATTTGAAAATAGAATTAGGGGATGTGATGTGGTACGTTGCACAAGCATGTATGGCACTTGGTGTATCCCTTAATGAAGTCACTGATAGAAATATTAAAAAGTTAGAAAAAAGATTTCCAGAAGGACATTTCTCAGAATTTTATTCGGAAAATAGAAAGGCAGATGATAGATAATAGACTAAATAAAAATAAAACATCATGGCGATAGATCATTCAAATCAAATAGTAAACACATTACTTGCACATGCAGATGGTAATATTCAAAAGCATGTGACAAATATAAAAATACTTATGAGTAATGGTGTTGGTGTTGCAGAACATCCTGATATGATAGAGACTATAGAAGCAGAATTATGTCAAGTTGCTAAATGGCATGAGCAAAAAGATATGATACACACTTACTTAAAATGATAGAGGAATTCCTCGATAAAATTATCCTTACATATGTCAAAGAGATTAGTAAAATACATCCTCTTCGTGAAGAGATTCCTTTATTTACAGCGTTTGTATTGAGTAGTGTTAAACAAGATGACCCTAAATACTTTCATCTGAAAAAAATATTACTTACTTTAATCCGTCAAAAACAACCACAGGTCTATAAACGTATTCGTGAAATCTTTCAGTCAGTTCATTACAGAAGCAAGAGAAACCAAAGCATCGCAAGAAGCGAAGCGTTTAGGTTTCGTCGGAAACGGTCACGGAGATTGGTATGATAAAAAGGGTAATTTAAAAGCAAAAACTGTCAACGGTGAATTAAAAATGTTTGGCGGTGGTGGTACTGCTTCACCCGATGATGATAAAGATAATGTAGGATCTACAGCATCACAATTTGGATCTAAATCAAAAGGAACGGTTGCTAGAACACCAAGTAGAGTTATAGGTTATGGGCAAGATCAATCAAAAACAAACACACAGTCAGCAGGATCTCAACAACAAACACAGGTTGCAGAAAAACCTCCACTCACGATTGCATTTGATAAATTTGATGATGATGAAATAGGAGACAATGTATTAGCAGCAGTTAAAGAACAAGGTGATGGGCAGTTTTATATTTTTCCTAGTAGAGATGCAAATATAAAAAGATTACAGGAAGCATATCCAGAGTTGGCGGAATATATCATAGACGATAAAAATGCTGAGACAATTTATGATGTGCTTCAATCAGTTAATAATAGTGGATATGATAATATCAAAATTGTCGTGCGAAAGTCCAGAGCTGACGAGATACAAAAATTATCACAAGAACAGAACGGGTCATTATATAACTTCTCTTCTATGATGGTATATCCAGTAGATGAAAGATCAGTAAGAGAACAATATATTTCAGGAGATATTTTTAACGAGGGTGATTTCGTCAATTCTTCTCATGGAATCGGTAAAATTATAAGAAGAGGAGCAAATCATTTAATATGTTTAGACGAGCAAGGTGATGTATTTAGAACGTGGGTCACTGATTCTAGACCAATGGTTGTCTAAATATAGTGTAAAGATATAGAAAACCATGAGTAATCCTTGGACAGAAGTTTATAAAGACATCAGAGAACCTTTTTTGCAAGAGAAAATGGCGAAGAAGGACTACGATGGTGACGGTAAGATAGAAACTGGAGCTCAGGAATACAAGGGTTCAATAGATAATAAAATAAAGGAAAAGATGGGAAAAGATAATAAAATGAAGAAAGAGTCTATGCACTCATCAAATCCTGCACAACAAGCAGCGATTGCCATGGCGAAGAAAAAAAGACAAGAAGATATGATGGTTGCCAAGAAAAAGAAAATGGAAGAGGAGAAGAAAGAACTTCCAACAACAAAGATGTATCGTAAAGCTGGTAATCTAAGTCGTGATGCACTTAGCAAAGGACTTGATAGTAAAGAAGGTAGTAAGGCACAGGATAGATCTTCAAAGATTGTTAGCACTATATCTACTGCAAAGGAAAAAGAAAGATTTAGTAAGATGAAAACTCCTGCTGCACAACTCAGAAATGAGGATGCAGAGGTAGAACAATTAGAGGAAACTCCAAAAGGAGATGCAGGAAAAGACAGAGCGACTAAAGTAAAAGATAGATCAGCACGTAGTTACGGTGGATCAGATACTTTCGGTAAGAAATATCATTCTGGTGCTCGTAAAGTTATCCACGATATGAAGAGAGGTGTC